AAAAAATAACTCTCTGGAGAATAACAATGTTAGCAGTAACTCTCACCTTAGGAACATTAATTTCTGTAATGTTCTTTTTTATTGGAGGTGTGCTAGGATGGATGCTCAAACAGTATGTAGTTGAAAGGAATTATTTTTCTTCAATTAATATGCATCCTGAGATGTTTGATGAAAATGGAAATGTAATTCCAGATGAAATTTTAGCCGTGAGGTTTGAGAACGATTATGACTACGACGACGACGAAGAAGACGACAACTAGGAAACCTGCTGTACAAGCAGTTAAACTTCCTCCCAATCCATTTATTTTTGAAATTTTGGATCTTGTTGCAGAACAAAGAACCAAAGAAAAGAAAGTTGAAATTCTAAAAGAATATGCAACTGATTCTTTAAAGGCAATTCTTATTTGGAACTTTGATGAAAGTGTTGTTTCATTGTTACCAGAAGGTGATGTTCCATATAAGCAAAATGAAGTTCCTGTAGGAACTGATCATACTTCGCTCCGTAGAGAGTATCAACAACTTTACCATTTCGTAAAGGGTGGTAATGATAGTCTCACTTCTCTTCGCAGAGAATCAATGTTCATTCAAATTCTTGAGGGACTACATCCTCGTGAAGCAGAAATTCTTTGTCTTACAAAGGATAAAAAATTAAGTACTAAATACAAACTTACTCAAGATATTATTAGTCAGGCATATCCTGATATTACTTGGGGTGGCCGTTCGTGAGCATAGTGGCGGAGAAAAAAATGGCAGAGAAAAAAACAGAACAAAATACTGCAGATCCTGCCATTTATGGTTGTGAAATTCTTTTAGAAAAAACTACTCTGCAAAAAGTAAAAGATCCATCATTCCCAAGTGATGCCAAATTGATTTGGTATGAGGTTAAGGGAGAAACTCATATGGATCTTTGCCGTGGTAGAAACGTAAAGATATTTGATATGTACTATGACAAATATGGTCCTGGTGTAGTCAAGAAAATTGATTTTGGATATGGAAGAATAAATCCTAGAACATGGGGATATAAACCAAAGGAAGGAAAGAAAAGAAAATGACGGGTGGATTTGATAATAAAAAAATTAATAATGGCGAAGCAACCGTTATTATTAATGATGATGAAGTAAGCAAACTATTAAAAAAATATAAGAAGATTAAAAAATACATGAAGTCTCCTTTGTATACTGTCAAAATTATGGATGGTACAGAAGAAATTGTGAATTCACTACTTAAAGAAACAGAGGAGAACCCTATAGACTGATGGGCAAACATTATCTACTTAACTTGTATGGGTGCTCGTTCGTCCTTTTGGATGACGAGCGTTGTCTTATAGACTTACTGGAAAACGCAGCAGTTGCAAGCGGTGCTACTGTCATTCAGACTATCTCTAAGAAGTTTGAACCACAGGGAGTTACTGTTATTTGTTTGCTTTCCGAAAGTCATATCTCAATTCATACATGGCCTGAGGAAGGTAAGGCAGCAGTAGATGTTTACACTTGTGGAGAGTGCAACCCTAAGATTGGATGTGATATAATCATTCATCAACTTTATGCAACAAATCATACGCTAAGTTACATAGAACGGTAGTCTATGTTACAAAATTGATTGTCTAAATAATCTGACGTTCATTTGCTATTTGCGAATAGCGAACGGAAGTAGGAATACCGAAGGAACGCGCCAATACCCACAAAGTAAAGGAGCACCCATAATGAAAACTAAAAACAATTGGCAACTTGTTCTTATCAAACAACAAAAAGAAAAAGAACAGCGTAAACAACAAGCAAAACTATCGATGGCCATGCGCTGATATTCTGGGAGGGTTGACACCCTCCTTTTTTTTGTCTATAATACCTTTGTCCGGGTTGATTTAATGGATAAAGAAAAGCTTAAACTCATCATTAATAATTTAGAATCTCTGGTAGAATGCCTTAAATCAGAGATTTATTCTGATGTGGATGCATATAAACCTCCACAATACGAACAAGTTTCCCGATACCTTACTGATTACGACGAAGTTTTTGAAGATGACGATGGATACCCAGATTAATATGAAACCAGAAGTTAAACTGATTAGCGTTACTCCAGATGCAGAGAAGCACATGGCTTACTGTGCTCGCGTAAGTAACCCAAACAACCAAGAGAATGATAACTTCTCTGGACTGCTTAAGTATTGTATTAAGCATCAGCATTGGAGCATCTTTGAACAAGCATCAATGACTGTGGAGATTAATACAACTCGTGGCATTGCGGCTCAAATATTGCGTCATAGGAGTTTCACATTTCAAGAATTCAGTCAACGATATGCGGACACAAATATCCTGACTTCTAGAATTCCTCTTCCCGAACTTCGTAGACAGGATACAAAGAACCGTCAGAACTCTACGGATGATCTTGATCCCAATGTAAAAGAGACAATGGAGTTGCTAATTAAAAAGCACTTTGAAGAAGGTTTGAACATCTACAACCTCCTCCTTGCCCAAGGAGTGGCAAAGGAGTGTGCAAGGTTCGTACTGCCCTTAGCAACGCCCACACGCCTCTATATGACTGGCTCTGTAAGGTCATGGATACACTATATCGATCTACGTTCAGCACACGGAACACAGAAGGAACATATGCAGATTGCAGAAGCAGTTCGTTGCATCTTTACTTGCCAGTTTCCTGCAGTATCTGCTGCTCTTGAATGGACTCGTGAAGAATGTGAGCCTTGCGAATATCAACGTTCTATTATGATAGAATAAATAAACTTACATATTATTTTAATAAATGGCAACCTATCCTGTTTATAATAAAGTCACTGGTGAACAAAAAGAAGTGGTTCTGAGTGTTCATGACTGGGATCAATGGAAAAAGGATAATTTGGATTGGGATAGAGATTGGTCTGATCCATCTACTTGTCCAGGATCTGGGGAAGTAGGTGAGGTTTATGATCGACTTAAAAAATCACACCCAGGGTGGAATGATGTTCTTCATCGTGCATCAAAAATGCCTGGTTCAAAAGTAAAACCAATCTGATAATTATGGCAACTAGAAAGAGCAGTCAAAAAAGTCCTGTTCCATTTGGAATGGGAAATAGGCAAATGAAAAGAAAGAAGCCTATTAACACTGAGATCATGAGAGAGATTGAACCTCTCACAGAAAATCAGGAAAAGTTATTTAATTGCTATAAATCCCAACAAAATCTTGTTGCTTATGGATGTGCTGGTACTGGCAAGACCTTTATCACACTCTATAATGCACTGAGAGACGTTCTGGACGAAAAGACACCATATGAAAAAATTTATATTGTTCGTTCTTTGGTTGCAACTCGTGAAATCGGTTTTCTTCCTGGTGATCATGAAGACAAGTCTTCCCTTTATCAAATTCCCTATAAGAATATGGTGAAGTACATGTTTGAGTTGCCAACCGAAGCAGACTTTGAAATGCTTTATGGCAATCTCAAAACTCAAGGAACAATTAGTTTCTGGAGTACTTCATTCATTCGTGGAACAACTCTTGATAATGCTATTATTATTGTAGATGAATTCCAGAACTTGAATTTTCATGAACTTGATAGTATAATTACCCGAGTTGGTGAAAATTCCAAAATCATGTTCTGTGGAGATGCTACGCAGTCGGACTTAGTTAAGTCAAATGAGAAAAATGGAATCGTTGACTTTATGAAAGTTCTTCGTGTAATGCCTTCTATTGATATTATTGAATTTGGAGTGGCAGATATTGTTCGTTCTGGATTTGTGAAAGAATATATTATTGCAAAAATGGAATGTAATCTATGAGTTTTATTCATCATAATTATCTGGGTGAGCTTGAGTTAGAAAAGAAAGAAACAAATGGCATCCGACTGTACAATCTTCCTGATGGTCAGTGGGTGCCTTCAATTACTTCTGTAACAAGTTTCTATAATCGTCAAATCTTTATTGATTGGCGAAAGCGTGTTGGACTTGAGGAAGCAAATAAGATTACTCGTATTGCGACTGCAAGGGGTACTGACTATCACCAAGTCTGTCAAGATTATTTGGAAAATAAGGAACTGGATTGGAATAATTATCAACCAGCAAGCAAATATATGTTTCTTCATGCGAAGGAATATCTTGATAAGATAAATAAT